TGCTGAAACCTCACCTAACACAACTCTTGCAGTTTCATTTACTGCCGTAACTGGCGCAGTATTTACTTTCAATGTATTGCCTATCTTCCCAACTGCTGGCGGAGCTGCTCCAGGAGCACTTACCGACACTTGGACGATGACAGTTGTTGGAACACCAACGGAGAACTTTGCCTAATAGATCGGAGCATCGGGAGCTATGAAGTCGCAAATTACAATTACATATAACTCGGGCGAGCAAGCAACTTATATTGCCCAACCGCCTGAGTATGCCAAATGGGAGAAGGCAACTGGCAAGACGATTGGCGAATTAGGTGGAGTCTGGGACATTATGTTTTTGGCTTATAACGCAATGAAACGCGAATCGGCTGGTAAGCCAGTTAAATCTTTTGATGTGTGGATGGAGACCGTTGCCGATATCGATGTGAGCAACGAAAACCCAAAAGCCACACCGCTGGAAGCATAAATTACCTTCTAACGCTTCTAGCAATCGAGACGCGGATTCCTAAACAGTATTGGGATGATGCGGAAGATGTCCTTACCGCTTTGGAGATATTGAAGGAGAGAAATGGTGGCAAGTGATCCGATTAGTTATAATCGCGCTGAGCTATCAGGTATTCTTAAAGCCTTTAAAGCAATGGATGACCAAGCAGTTCAAGAAGCAAGAGCTGAAAGTAATGCCCTTGCAACCTACGCCGCCAATCAAATCAAAGTCAGCGCGCTGGGACGAACGGTCGCGGCTGCTGGTGTTCGGAGAGTTGCCGAAGGTGTCCGAATCAGCAAGTCATCTAAAATCGGCGAATTCTCTTATGGCTTTGCATCTCAAAGGTTTTCTGGTGGCGCAACAACACAGAAGCTCTGGGCGGGTCTTGAATTTGGAAGTAACCGCTATAGCCAGTTCCCCAGAAGAACTCCCAATCGCGGACGCGGCAATTCTGGCTATTTCATCTACCCGACACTTCGCAAAATTCAGCCTGAATTAGTCCGTAAATGGGAAGAAGCTTTTGCTACAATCTTAAAGAAATGGGGATAACAAATGGCTGGTAATAGAACGCTTAAGTTATCTATCCTTGCCGATGTTGATGATCTCAAAAAGAAACTTGGTCAAGGCGAAAAAGAAGTGCAAGGCTTTGGCGATAAGTTAGGTGAATTTGGTAAGAAAGCCGCAGCAGCCTTTGCAATAGCAGCAGCGGCAGCAGCTGCCTATGCTGGCAAGTTATTGATTGATGGCGTTAAGGCTGCAATCGAAGATGAGAAGGCTCAAGTCAAGTTAGCTCAAACTTTAGAAAATACAACTGGGGCAACTAGAGAACAGATTAAAGCCGTTGAAGACCAAATTCTTAAAATGTCTTTGGCAACTGGTGTAGCCGATGACAAACTAAGGCCGTCTTTTGAAAAATTAGTTAGAGCTACAAATGATGTCGAAAAGGCTCAAAAACTACAGACATTAGCTTTAGATATAGCTGCGGGATCAGGTAAAGATTTAGATGCAGTAAGCCAGTCTTTGGCTAGGGCCTACGATGGCAATACCTCAGCTCTTAGCCGTTTAGGAATTGGCTTGTCATCTGCCGAACTTAAATCAATGAGCTTTGATGATGTTACAGCCCAATTAGCAGAGACCTTTGGGGGACAAGCTTCAGTTCAAGCCGATACTTTTAGCGGTAAGGTTGCCAGACTTCAGGTCGCATTTGATGAAGCAAAAGAATCAGTTGGAGCTCGACTACTTCCAATTCTTACCAATTTGCTAGACCAATTCAACAACAACCTTGCTCCAGCAGTTGAGGCAATACGAAAGAAATTTGAACCTCTTACAAAAGCAATTGAAGATAATAAAGAAGAATTTACTGCTATCTGGAATTTCCTAAATAAATATATTGTCCCTATTTTGACTGGCGCTCTTAAAGCTGGACTTAGCGGAATCATTACGACATTTGCTACTTTAATAAATATCGTAGGAAAAGCAGTCAATTTCTTTCAAGACTTATATAATGCTTATAAGAAATTTGTTGATTTCATTAAAAATAATCCGCTTAGTCAATTCTTAGGCAAATTCAATCCATTTGATAATTCCAATTTTACTCAAACCGATTTCTTAGTTGATTCCTCACAAAAGAAAACAACTACTTCAAATCCTTTTGATTTTACAGGAGCTGAGTTTGAACCCACTCAGCGATATTTAGATGCTATTGCTCGCAGAAGGCAATTAGAGGAAGAAACGGCTGCTATCCGTCAGCGCATTGAAGATCGCAAAGCTGGGAAAACTGGCATTGAGACCACCAGCACTACTGGCTCAATTATTATCAATGTTAATGCTCCGTCTGCAATTGATTCTGAGGGCTTTACTAGATCAGTTATTGAAGCTTTAAATGAAAGTCAGCGCAGGACTGGCTCGCTAGATACCTTAACAATATGACCGCTTGGAATCCAGTTTATAGAGTTAAGGTCAATGGCTCTACAGTTACTTCGGCCACCCTTAGCGGACTTACTATAAGTTCTGGTAGAAACGATATTTACTCCCAGCCTCTTGCTGGCTATTGCAGTTTAACCTTAATTGAGACTGCTGAGTCATCAGTTCCCTTTGAGATTAACGATGCAGTTACTATTGAAATTCAAAATACTAGCGCGGTGTATGTAAATCTATTTGGTGGCTTTATTACCGACTTAGGCATAACAGTCCAGACTTCTGGCTCAACCGCCACTAGCCAAAGAATCCAAATAACCGCCGTAGGAGCTCTAGCCCGACTGAATCGCGCCGTTTATATCGGCAACTTTGCCCATCAATTTGACGGCGATAGAATTTTAGAATTACTTGAGACAGTTTTATTTGACCAATGGAATGAAGTCCCATCTGCCGAGACTTGGAACGGCTATGACCCAACTACTCAATGGCAAGATGCAGAAAATAGCGGTTTAGGTGAGATTGATACTCCTGGGGATTATGAGTTGCACTCTGAGAATAATTTAGACGATACAGTTTATAACCTTGCCTCTCGCTTTGCGACTAGCGGTCTAGGTTATTTATATGAGGATTCTCAGGGTCGCATCGGTTATGCAGATTCAACCCATAGATCTCAATATCTTGCAACTAACGGCTATGTCGATTTAGATGGTAATCACGCCATCGGCCCAGCTCTTTCAATAGTTAAACGCGCTGGCGATGTCCGAAATTCAATAACTATTAGCTATGGAACTTCAGGCGCAGAAGTAACTGATGAGGATGCAGATTCAATATCTGACTTTGGCCTTCTTGCTTCTACCATATCCACCACACTTCGCAATCAAGGCGATGCCGAGGCTCAAGCAGCCTTCTACCTACTTATCCGCGCCTATCCCCAATTTGCCTTACGCCAGATAACTTTCCCACTAGCCAGCGGTGAAATCGACAATTCAGACCGAGATAACCTTCTTGGCGTATTTATGGGCCAACCGCTTAATATTGTTAATTTGCCAGCAAATATGGTCGGTGGAGAATTCCAAGGATTTGTCGAAGGATGGACTTGGACTGCCAGCCTAAATCAGCTCAACTTAACTCTAAATGTATCGCCTATTGCTTTCAGCCTTCAGGCGTTCAGATGGAACTCAGTCCCAGCGGTAGAGAGTTGGAATACAATAAGCCCGACTTTGGACTGGCTCAACGCTACAATAGTTGCATAGGAGACTAAATGCCAACGACAAGTAATTTTGGCTGGACAACCCCAGCTGATACAGATTTAGTAAAGGATGGCGCAGCTGCCATCCGCACTTTGGGCAATGGGATTGATACCTCATTTCTTGATCTAAAAGGTGGAACTTCAGGACAAGTCTTATCAAAGAATTCAAATACCGATTTGGATTTTACTTGGGTTGCTCAAGATGATTCCAACGCAATTCAAAACGCTATTGTCGATGCCAAAGGCGATTTGATTTCGGCATCAGCAGCCGATACACCGGCTAGATTGGCAGTTGGAGCAAACGGCACAATTTTAAGCGCCGATAGCAGCGAAGCAACTGGGTTGAAGTGGATTACACCTGCTGCTGGTGGCAAAGTGTTGCAGGTAGTTAATAGCAACTATTCAACTCAAACAACTATTACTTCTTCCAGTTATACAGACACAAATCTTAGTGTAACTATTACACCTAGCGCGGCTACCTCTAAAGTTTTAGTTTTGGTATCTCAACCTTTAACAGTTGATCAAAATGCCAGTAGTTGTAATGGTTATACACAATTACTAAGAGGAGCAACAGCTTTAGCTTATGACCAATTGAGTGGAATTTCAGTTACTGGCGGAACAAGCACTACACTTCATTCTATGGTGACTTTTTCTTATCTTGATTCTCCAGCTACAACTAGCGCAACAACTTACAAAACACAGGGCAAAAAAGACGGTAATACTCAATTGCGCTATCAACTTACCCCAACAACCGCCTCCATAACAGTATTGGAAATAGGTGCATAATGTTTATTAAACCTAATTACTTAAGTCTTGCAATACAAAAATTGAGACCTGATTCAGAATATAAGTTTAGTGAGCAAGATTATTCAACAATTGAGTGGATTAAGTTAGAAGGCAAAGCTCCTACTAAAGCTGAAATAGATGCTGCAATTGAACAAGTTAAAGCAGATGAGGTTCAGGCTGAGTTAGATAAAGCAGCAAAGAAAGCAGCAGCCGAGGCTAAACTTGCTGCACTTGGATTAACTGCCGATGACTTAAAGGCTTTGGGCCTTGCCTAAATTATGCGCGGCTGGTATTCAGCTTCGGGAGCAGATTGACGATGATTATCCTGATCGCGATAGAAAGTCTGATGGCTGGATTGCTGATGCTCGGCATCTTGCAAAAGGCAATTCTGACCACATTCCAGACGCTAAGTCAGGAATCGTTAGAGCTTTAGATATAGATTCTGATCTTGCTTCTCACAAAGAAGAAACTTATGCGCTGGTCGAGAAGATTCGAAAGTTAGCAAAAAAGGGCGATAAAAGAATCGCTTATATTATTTTTGATGGAAAAATTATGAGTCCGATACTGGGATGGAAGCGCCGTAAATACAATGGCTCTAATCCTCACCGGTCACATTTTCATATTTCATTTACAACTTTGGGAGACAAAGATGGCAGTTATTTTAACCTCGAAGGAGAAGCTAATGAGCGACTTAAAAAAGATGGCAGAGAGCTGGGCAAAGACATTCCTAGCAACGGCGCTAGCGACCTATCTAGCAGTCGGCCTAGATGTAAATGCAATTGCCAATGCAGCTCTCGTATCAGTCTTGCCTAGCATTATCAATTGGCTAAACCCTAACTACGAGCGCTACGGCAAAGTTCGCTAATGGTTGCAGCTGAGCTAGCAACGCTGGTTGCCTCAGTCCTAGGATCTATCGCCTTACTGATTGCTGGACTTCGCTACATAATTAAATTGGAGAATATTCCAATAGTGTCGCGCCTTGATAAAATGGAGTCTCAGTTAGAATTGGCCCTAGCGAGAGGGGTCAGAAATGGCAACGCGAAAGCGCGTAAGTAAGAAGGCAGTCAAGCGCCCTAAGAGGCGTAGAACTACTAAAGAAACGCCTTTAACAAAGCTTGATTT